AGAACAACTCCACAGATAAGAAACGAGGGTGGTCTTTGGGACACTTCAATGAAAGTTTATGCTCCTGTTGGTGGTGTTCCAAGAGATAGTAATTTGGATTGGATATTTCCATCTAAAGTAAAGATTAAATTTAGTCACATGGAATACGAATCAAATGTTTTAGATTATCAAGGTTCACAGATTCCTTTTATTGGATTCGATGAGTTAACTCACTTTACTAAAAAGATGTTCTTTTACATGCTTTCAAGAAACAGGTCTGTTTGTGGAGTTAAACCTTATATCCGAGCAACTTGTAATCCAGACCCAGATTCTTGGGTTGCTGAATTTATATCATGGTGGATTAATCAAGAAACTGGATTCCCTATTCCAGAGAAAAACGGTGTTTTGAGATATTTTATTAAAGATGGTGACAAAGTGGTTTGGGGAGATTCAAAACAAGAAGTTATCGATAGATGTCCACACATTTTTAATTTACCAGAATTTCAAGATAGAAAACCAGAAGACTTAGTAAAATCTGTCACTTTCATTGCAGGTTCAATTTATGGAAATAAGAAACTTTTAGATGTCGACCCGTCATATTTAGGAAATCTTTTATCTCTTGATGAGAATGAACAATTGAGATTATTAAAAGGAAATTGGAAAATAAGACAAGATGGTTCTGCCTTATTTAATTTCACAGCAATCACAAATATTTTTTCTAACTTTATTAAGACTGACCAAGAAAGATATATAACTTGCGATGTAGCACGATTTGGTCGTGATTTAGCAGTGATACTAACATGGATTGGGTACAGAGTTGTTAAAATAGCAGTATTCACGAAATCAAAGACTACTGATATCACAGAATATATCGAGAAAGAAAGAGAAAGAGTAAGCTGTCCTAAATCACAGGTTCTAGTTGACCAAGATGGAGTCGGTGGCGGTGTTGTTGATGAGGGTGGTTATATTGGGTATAGTGGTGGAAGCACAACACTTGATGACCCAAACACAGGTATAAAAGAATTTTATAAAAATCTTAAAACTCAATGTTTCTATCGATTTTCTTATAAAGTAAACGATAATGAAGTTTCAATTGATATGTCTAACATAATTGTCGATGGTGAAAAGACTGACCAAGTTAAAATAGGAAATAACATTATTGATGTTAAAAAATTAATCACAGAAGATTTAAGAGCAATTAAAAAGAAAGATATGGATTCAGAGAATAGAAAGCAAATTAACTCTAAAGAAGAACAGAAGAATATCCTTGGTGGTCGTTCTCCTGATTTTGGAGATTCTTTATCGATGAGGGCATATTTTGATTTATTTAAAACAGAGAAAGTTGAGGTTTCTTTCTGTTAAAATGCTATAATTTATTATTGAAGTAATCAACTGGAACTAAAACATTACCTTGAAGTGTTATTCTTTATTTTGTTATGAATATTTTAAAAAGCGTAAAATCATTTTTTAGTTCTAAAGTAAGAAGTTTTAGTTTACCTTGGTCAACACAAACAAATTCAATGTCAAAGTCAGAAGCTTTGAAAGAATATAAAAGATATGTTTATACCATAGTTAACGCTATATCTGATGATGTGGCAAAGATTGATTTTCAAATTACAAGAACTTTAAAGGGTGGAGATACTAATGTGGTCACGAATCATCGTTTTATTAAGTTAATGAGGAGACCAAACCCAGACTATACAAAGAGAGCTTTCATTAAACTTCACGAAACATATATGGGATTATGTGGTGAATCTTTCTGGTACATAGTGAGAGGTGAAACAACTAAAATGGCAAAGTATTTAACTTTATTACGACCAGATTTAGTTGATGTTGTTATTGAAAAAGATAAAACAAAAAATCCACTTGGTTTAGTCAGTGGATATGTTTATCATAACGATGGAAAAACTATTCCTTTCGATAAAAAAGAAATAATCCACTTCAAGAATGCTAATCCAAATAATCCTTATCGTGGAATTGGTCCAATTGAAGCTGCTGTTGAATATGTGAAGACTGAAAGATTGGCTTCTGAATTTACAATGAACTCAATTAATAACGCTGGTCGTCCATCTGGTATTTTAAATATCAAAGGAACTATCGGACAAGAAGAATACGACCAAATTAAAAAGAGATTTAAGACCGAATATTCTGGAACTTCAAATGCTGGTAAAACAATGATTATCAAAGGTGCTGACCAAGTAGATTTCGTTAAACTTGGAATGGAATTAAGTGAAGTCACAATGCGAGAACTAAAAGAAATGTCAAGAGATGACATTATGATTATGTATCGAACTTCAAAGACAATGCTTGGTATCACCGATGATGTCAACAGAGCATCGGCAAAAGAAGCTAAATCTGTTTGGTTTGAAAATGTGATTATTCCAAGAATGGACACTTTAGTTGATGGTCTTGATGGTTTTATAATGGACGAGTTTAAATCAGAAGATATTGAATTAAGTTACGAAGACCCAAGTCCAAAATATTTAGATGTAAGAAGTGAGGAATGGTCTTTAGGACACAACAAATGGTTAACTACCAATCAGATTATAAGAGAAAGAAACGATTTCTTAGGGACTGATGTTGAAGAAGTTGAGGGTGGAGATGAAATATACCAATCAATCGCTTTAGTTCCAATGGGGACTCCAAAAGCTACACCAGAAAAAACACCGCCAAAAGATAATGGAAAGTCATTAAAAAAAAAAGATAATTGCGGTCACGACCACAGTAAAATAAAAAAATCTAAATTGGATATCAATGTCCGTCGCAAAGAATTATCTAGAAAAGAATTTGGAGAAATATTTAGGGCTGAATTATTCACCAGACAAAAACAATGGGCAACAAAATATCAACAGGGTCTTAATTCTATCCTTGATGAACAAAAGAAAGAAATTTTAAGTCACAATCGAAAGACTTATGATGACTGGAAATTTGACCCAAAGAAATATGAGGGTAAATATTTAGAACTTTTCCAAAAGTTAGGAGTTGAATTATTTAGAGAACAGGCTTTAGTTGCCTTAAATGCTGCTGGCGATACAGAAACAATATTTGAAATTGATTCAGAGGTTTTAAATTATATTGCTGAAAGAGTTAAATTATTTTCTGGACAATTTGATGAAGAAACTTTAAATTATATTGACCAATCAATCGGAGAGGGTTATCAAGCAGGGGAATCAATATCTAAATTGAGAAAGAGAATCGATAGTATTTTTTACGATGCTAAATCTACCCGTTCAGAAAGAGTTGCTAGAACTGAAACAATCGCACATAGTAATGAAGCAGCACTTGAAGCATATCGTCAATCTCCAATGGTAGCAGGTCAAGAATGGTCAACAGAAAGTGGTGCTTGTGAATTTTGTCAAATAATGGACGGTAAAGTAATTGGGCTTCAAACAAATTTCTTTACTGTTGGAGAAACTTTAGAAACTACTGATGCAGAGGGAAATCCAATCAGTATGGTTTTTGACTACACAAATGTTACTCACCCACCGCTTCACCCAAATTGTCAATGTTCTATTTTGCCAGTTAGTTCTGATATGATGACAAAAATTCTAAAAAAGAATATAAAAATTAAAAAAGTAAGCTCAAAAACAAAGAAAAAGGTAAATAAGTAGGCACAACGAATAATCGTTGATTATAGGGCTTTTAATGCAGTCACTAGGTTCAAAATTATATATTTATAACAAAAATGAACGAAATTAGATGTAAAAAATGCGATAAATTATTATGTCGAGCAGAAACTTTTATTGGAGAAATAAAATGTCATCGATGTAAAGAGATTAATAAAATAAAAATCATCTCCCAAAAAACATCTTGTTGCAATCATTAAAAAGTGTTATTATTAATTTAACAATTAGTTAAGACCATTGAGTCCACAAACCTATTAAGCAATTTTGCTTGATTTTGGTGAGTGGATTTTTTCGTATTATATATAATTATGAAGATTAAAAAGATAAATCAAAAATCCAATGCAGAAATATTGGAGATAATGAAAAAGAACATTGAAACAAAGACACTCGTTCATAAACAGTTCGATGTCGAAGTCAAGGTTTTAGAAGATGGAAAACTTCAAGCAATTGTAAATAGTGGTCAAGAAGATAGATATGGGGAAGTCCTCGATATGAAAGGACTTGAAATTAAAACCTATATGACTAATCCTGTTCTTGCTCTTTCACACGATTATTCGCATATGTCAGTTGGTAGAACTGAAAAACTAACAAAGACACATGAGGGAAAATTGATTGCAGACTTTGTTTTTGCAACTGATGTCGACGGTTATGAAACACCAAAGATATTAGACCAACTTTATCGAAAAAAATATCAATTTGCTTTTTCAATCGGATTTATTCCTTTTGAAATGAAAGGTAATATTTACACTAAATCGCAAATGATAGAGTTTTCGCCTGTATTAATTGGAGCAGACTCACAAGCCTTGCTTAAATCAATACAAAAAGAATTAAAAACTAAGACCGTACCAGAAACAATTAGAAAGGAAATTATTATTAATTCAAATAAAAAAACTATGAAAATCAAAAGATTGAAACTATCAAAAGTAAATGAACTCTTATCCGCACAAAAATCTGAAATGGAAGCCACTTTCAAGGCTCAAATGGACGAATTTAAACTTAGCATTGATGAAGTCAAAGCTAAATCCATTAATCTTGGTGCTGAACCAAAAGATTATTCTAAAATAACCAAAGAGGATAAACTTAAAATCTTCGTTAAAGGTCTTGCTGAAAACGATATGAGTGAATATCGTGCTGTCATAAAATCTGCTGGTAATACCACAGACGATTCCGCACTTTTGCCACCTACTGAATTCGTTGCCGAAGTTTTAAGACTTGAAGAAAATTACGGTGTTGCTCGAAAATACTGTACTGTTCGCCAAACTGATAGAACCTCTATCACTTTGACTCTTGGTGATGGTGATGTTACTATCTACGAAACTGAAGAAGCTGGTCGAAAGAAATCAACCAAAGCTAGTTACTTACCAAGCGTAATGACTTTCAAAAAGTTTGCTGCTATTGCTCCTCTCACTGATGAACTCTTAGAAGATGCAGCTATAAACATTTGGAATGATTTAACCAGTCGATTTGCTCGTGCTTATGCTAAGAAAGAAGATGAATTAATCTTCACTGCTGCTACTTACGGAATAGTTAATGTTGCTGGAACTGCTCCAATTACCATCGATGGTGGTTCAATTGAAGATGTCACCTTTGACGACATTAACAAAGCCATTTACGCTGTGCCAACTGGCTCAATGACTAATGGTAGATTCTTCTTCAACAGAACAATCCTTGGTGTCTTACAAAGAATCAAAGACTTGCAAGGTCGTTATATTCTCCAAACTGGTCCAAATGGTCCTGCCACTGGTACTCTTTGGGGTTTACCTTACGAATTAACCGAAGTCTTACCTGCTCTTAGTGCTGATGCAGAGGAAACAGCATTTATCGTATTCGGAGATTTGAAATTTGCCACCTTGGGCGAAAGAACTCAATTGAGTGCTAAAATCTTTGATTCTGGTATCGTTCCAGACCCAGACGATAATGAAACCGAAGCTTCTGATTTGAATCTATTAACTGACGACATGCAAGCCATGCGTGTAGTTAAGAGAATGAACGGAAAAGTTGTGTTCCCAGCAGCTTTCGCAGTTATCTCCACTGGTGTAGATGCAAGCTAAACAATACTCGAACTTCTCTAACCCCCTCTCATTGAGGGGGTTTTTGTTATAATTAATTATGTTCAAAGATTATTTAAACCGAGCCATCGGTTCTAAAGGAAAAAAATGCAATATACCAATCAAGCAAAAGTCGAAGCAGAAATCAAAAGGACACTCACGACAGACGAAGAAACAAA